TCATCGCTGGGCATCCTGAATCTCGAATGTCCTGCCGTGGATCACGACCAACCGGATCCGGCCGCGCAGCGAATGAAACATCGGGTCGTCCGGATGCAGTCCGCCGCCCCAGGACGACAGCGCCGCGATCACGAACTGCGCGACATCATCAAGGTCGGCGCCGGGCGGCTTCTCGAATTCAATGGTCAGCTTCATCCTTGCCACCGATCCGTTGCTTGAAGAACGTCTGGCTGCGCGCCAGCGATTCCTGCCGCGAGATCTGCGCCAGCCGCGGCTGGAAGTCCGGATCGGCGCCGCACAGCAGCAGCAGGTTGCGCGACTGCGGCTCGACCGCAGGATGCTTGTGCGCGTCGGTCTTCTCACAGAACCGGCGAACGAAATCGCAGACTTCCGGGATCTCCCACAGCTCGCGCGGATCCGCATCATAGCCGCCGACGTGGATCACGATCGCGGTCGACGCCCTGATCTTCAACGCCCGCCACGACAGCACCGCTGCCGACAGTGCCCGGCGGTTGAGATGCGGCGCGGCGCCGAGCGAGAACGCCAGCAGGGTGCGCTGGAGATCATGGCGGTTGCCGCTGATGATGCTTTCGTGGGTGGCATAATCGATCTTGGTCATGTCTGCTTGACTCCACGCAATGTCACGTCAACCTTGTCGAGATAGGCTTGGCACAGCCGCCGCACGATCTCCGACAGCCTGACCTTGTTGATCCGGGCCAGCAGCTCGATCTGCTCGTAATCATGTTCATCAAACGCGGTGACGATCTTGCGGCGGCTCATGGTTGTGATCCCTGTGGCAGCAGCTTTGCCGCGCGCGTGATGTACTGCTCCAATTCGCTCACCGCTTCGGCGCCTTCGCTCTCCGCGGCGCGGCGCAGGAACGGCAGGCCCTTGGCAATCGCGGCGTCGATCTCGGCCCGCGTGGCGGTGCGGCCTTCGGCCCACCAGCTCACCGCGGTCGGCTCGCCCAGCGAGAACAGCGTGCCGCCGCTGGCGCGTATCGGTTTGAACGTCCTGGTGGTCCAGATCAGCACCGCGCCCGGATTGTGCTCGATCGCAACGCCGGGAACGTTGGCCATGCTGGGCGCAAGATGCGCCTTGTCGTTGCGCTTGGCGTTCGGCCGCGCCAGGAACGGGCAGGCGCGCACAGCATACTCACAGCAGCCAAGGTGCGCGCTGGGTTCGCTCGATACCCGGTTGATGCTGCACATCGGGCCGATGGCGAAGGAATGGAATTGGCCCATCGGCTCACCGCACAGCCAGCAAATCTTTCTGCGATAGGCCTCGCCGATCTTGCGCGGGTCGAGGTTGACGAAATCCCACTTGCCGTCGATCAACGACGCGAACCACGGCACCGGAAAGCCGCGCTCGTTGACCGGACGCCGGGCCAGCCGCGGCGGCAGCGGGATATCCCTGATCGCTGCATTGAGCATCGTCATAGCTGGACATCCCAAAGCACGGCCTGATAACGATCCGGATCGAGACCGAGCCGGCGCACGGCGCGCACCATCGGATCCGAGCCGCCGGGGATCATGCAAACGTCCCTTGCGGTCCAGCCGTAAACAATGACCTGAAACACGATGCGGCCATCGTGATGCATGTCGCGGATCGGCATCGTAGTCCGACAGCGATAGTCGATGTTCGTTCTGGCCCATGCGGCCAAACGCTGCCGGTTCATCTTGGCCAATGCATTCAGCTGTCGCTTACCGATCGTCATGGCTTGCTCCCAATCGCGACCTGTACATGCCTGGCACCAAGTCCGCGCAGCAAATGCGCGACAACGGCGATCATCGCGGCGTCATTGCTGATGTCGTCGGCTTCCTCCAGCAGGGTCGCGGCGCTGCGCAGCGTGTCGACCGAAACCGAGACCAGCAGCAATGCGCGCCGGGCGTCGTCATCGACCAGCAGATCGACCAGTTCGCTTGTCTTCATCCTCATGACAGGATTTCCCACTCCACTCTGGTGACCCGCGCGCCCGATCGTGTCTCATGCGTCACGCGAAAGATCGCCAATTGCTCGCCATGCGCCGCTTCCATCGCCTGTCGCTCGCACTCGATTTCTTCCGACGTCGCGACGTGCAGAAACAGCGACCCGTGATCCAGCAAGCGAACCGTGCGCGCCTCTACCATTTCTGATCCTTGACCCGCTTGCCGATCGACCATGTCCCGATCGAAGGCCGATACTCGGCTTCGAAGAATGCCTTGGGGTCGTCGCCCATTGCCTTGGTGGTGGCGAGATCCAGCTTCTGCTGCACCAGATCGACGCGACCCTTGGCATAGACCAGCGCCAGTCGCGCCGGATCGTTGGTAGCAAGCGCGAGCTGGACCTTGACGATTTTCATCATTCACCTCCGGACAGCTTGCAGAAGGTTTCCTGGCCTTCTTCCGAATTGGCCCAGACTTCGGATTCCTCCTCGCTGGCATCGAAATCGCCGGCCTTGACCCGTTCGCGCAGCGCCAATGCCTGCGGCGTGCCGATGATCGCGAGATCGTTGACCAGCTGCATCTCCGGCTGCGGCAGCGGACTGAGAAAATCGTGATAGTAGCCTTCGCGCGCTCTCACGCTCATGGCCTTCAGGCCGATTTCCAGCAGGGCATCCGCCAGCAGATCCTTGGTGTGCATTTACGTTGTTTCCTTCAGCCATTGCCGCCCATAGACGTGCACCACGCGGGTGTTGATCTGTTGCAGCACGACGCCTTGCTTGCCTTCCAGCGTCGTGTAATGGCCGATCCCGACGCCTTCGAAACCGTCATGTTCGATCCGGTAGCGGGTGTGCAGATGCCAGGGCTTGTCGCGACCGTGGCCGCAGACCCGGCAATCGCCCATCGCCTGGAGATCCGGTGAATAGAGGTGAAGCTGGATGCCATAGGTCATCGCCGTTACCTCGACGCCTTGCACTCAGGACAGAAGTGCAACCATTCGCTGCCGATCTGACGGGCCTTCCATCCCATGTCTTTCGCGGCCGGCCAGGCCACATCCCAATCCAGACTGCCGGCTTCGAACACCGTTTCGCAGGTGTCGCATTCGATGCCGATCTGGTTGGACTGACGATCGATCATCGGCATCTCCATCCGTATCGGCCATGTCGAACCTTGCGCTTGCCGTGACGCGTGCAGATGTTGCGCTCGACGTGCCGGCCGCGCTTTGTCACCGGCTTGTCCGGCTGGAGTGACATCACGACGGGCGGCACGTGCGCCGGCACATCGGGCGCAATGTGCTCGGCGAGGCTTGTTTCCGATCGTGCCGGCAACGGCAGACGATCCTGCTTTCTCGATACAACCGTTTCCTGCAACCGCTCGACATGCACCGGCGGCCGAACCCGGCCGGACTGCTCGATCGCCGGCGGCCTTTCGCGGGAAGCCCGCACCGCCACCGTCGCGCCGACCGTCGCGATGCCGGCGACGGTCAGGAAGGCGATGACCAAAGGCGACGTGTCCAGTCTCATCAGGCTGATCCCGATGTCGGTAGAAGTCGCGCTCGAAAATCGGTGATGAAGCGGCGCAATTCCTGATCGATCTGGTCCATGCGCCGCAGATCGTTTGCAGTAGGTTCTCGGCCAGGATCCAGCAGCGAGCCGGTGATGCTGGCGAAGGTGTGCTGGGCGCCGGCGAAGAATGCGTTGCGCAGGTCTTCCAGCTGATCCTTCGGCGCGTCGCGCAGCTCGCACGCGATCCGGAAGCCAACCCAGCCGGCCTGAATCAGAAGCCCGGCGTCGACCAGTTCGCGCGTCAGCCGTTCCAGATGTGCACGATCGGCCATCGGGATGGACTCCTGTTCGCTCGCAGGGGATGTCAGTGGGCTTCAGCCTACGCCAACAAAATTGGCGGGCAAGAAAAATCTCTTGCTGCGGTGCTTTTTCATTGCCGCCGCGAAATGATCGGGCGTACTGTCGGGGACTGACTAAGGGAGCTCGACTATAAGAACAAAAAAGTAGCCCGGCGGGAATGACACAATGACTGACCTAGAGGTTCGGCTATGTGCTCAGCAGCTTTTTGGGTACATGTTTGCAAAGCGGGAAGACTCGGAGCAGCTCATTGTGGAGTTGCACCGGCAAAACGATAGCCCTGACGCGCCCATCGTTGGATGGCACGCGCAAGAGGCTCGCAAACTGTTAAAAAGGAAGGTTTGGCCGAAGCAGAGAGAGAGCAGAAGGCGAGTGATCGCAGAGCTAAGTAATCAGCTTCACTATATCTGCTTTGCGCGTCCTTTGCCGACCTTGGAGGAGGAGCGTCGTAGTTCTGACTCCAGTTCCGCGGCCTGACGACGAAGCTTTCTTGCTTTTTCTTCTTTCATGCGACGCCGATTAGCCTCTCCGTTTGACGGAAAGAGTTCTTGTTCCAGCGCCTTTAGCTTACTGCGAAGCTCGGGGGCGACGTCGCCCATCTGACCGTGCGTAAGGTAGCTGATGCTCAATCTGTCATCGAACTTTACGAGCAAGTAAGCCACGTTCATCGTCAGCGGCCAGCCTCTTTCGAAATTGTTCCAACGACTGGGCAAGATCTTAAGCCTGCGAGCGAACTCGGCTTTGTTATCGCCGGCGTGCAAAGTTCGCACAACGGTTAGACGTTGCGCGGTCGCTTCGCGTTCGTAATCATTAATGATGTCGTCGTCTTTCATACTACTATTAATTGCACCCCCATGCGACTCAACGCAAGGAAAAAGGCCAAAAGATTTGTCTTCTATAAACACCTTTCGGAAGTCGCCCGAATGAAATTTTCGTAAAAAGGCGCGCCGAGTTTGGCTTGAACGCCAAGAAGTTTGGTGGTAGCGTTGCTCCCCTAGACGAAGTTCCTTCTAAAAAAGCTCATCTGTTTCTTTCAAGAAGCTCGTTTGCTTCGTTGAGGACGCTTGTCTGCTCTTTCGGGGGAGATTCTTCTAAGTTTTGCGAGAGCGCGTTCAGACTCTTATGAAAAGAAAACTCACCACTGCCGCGAACGTAAAGCTCACCACTGCCGCGAGCGTCTTTGAAGCGATTGGCGGACCCCGCAAAGTCGCCGCGCTAACCGGTGCGAATATCAAGGCTGTACGCAACTGGTACGGCTGTTTCGAAGCGTTTCCTTCCAATACCTACGCGATCATGCTTCGCGAGCTTGCGGCACGTGGCTACACGGCGCCGCCCTGGCTCTGGAAGATGCGCGGCTTCGAAAAGCCTTCCAGTGAACGCGCAGCCTGAGTTGCAAGCCTAAGCCAAAACTGATTCCGCGGATCAGGTCTGTCGTACCGCGAGAATGAAGCCCAGCCGGGATTTTCCGGAAGGACTCCCGGCTGGCCTGAAAAAGCGAAAAAGAGGGGAAGCCTAATGCGAGTCGCTCACCTTTCCGAAATTCCGGCCGCCGATCCGCTCGACCGTCATGCCGCGGTGCTCGCCGACATCAAGAAGATCCAGGACGATCTTATCGAAACGCGCGACGCCAACGCCCAGCTGCACGCCGATCTCCACCGCGAGCAGGATCGCGTGGCGCTGCTGGTCGAGGACCGCGACCGCTGGCGCCAGGAAGCGCTGGTCTTTCGCACCCGCCTGATCGAACTCGCGACCGCGATGGCCAACATCGGGCTGCTGACGCGCGCCGCGGAAGGCGTCGTCCTCACCGAACTGACCGGTACGGAGAAAGCTACCGGCGAAGCGGTCGGCAAGCTCGATGAAGCTTTCGCGAAAGGAAACGCCACCGCCGCCACCGCCGTCGCTTGAAGGGGAGGCCTTTGACATGGCTGAACGTCACGCGTTGCCGATGCGCCGACGGTCTGAAAACTTCGAGCTGCCGTTCGGCGGCTTGGCGAAAGGTCACATCGTCACGGTCGGCTTCTATCCCGATGGCACGATCGGCGAAGTCTTCATCACCGGCGGCAAATCCGGCGAACAGGTCGAGGCCATTGCGCGCGACAGCGCGGTGATCCTGTCGATGGCGCTCCAGCACGGCGTCGCGCTCGACACCATCGAGCACGCCATCACCCGCGATTCCCAGAACCAGCCGTCTTCCATCCTGGGAGCCGTCGCCGACCGGCTGATCGGAGATGCAGCATGACCGGCATCGAGCTTTGTCCGTGTTGCAAGCAGCCGATGCCATCGCGGAAGCGCGGAGGCGTCTACCTGACACCGCGCAAGGCGCAGATCTTCGACGCCATCGATCGCAATCCCGGCATCGATATCCTTGGCATCATTCGCAAGTGCTACGGCGGCAACGGCACCGCCAATGCGGTACGGGTTCACGTCGCCCAGATCAATTGCCTGCTGATGGAAAACGGCACCGACGTCCGGATCCGCGGCGACGGTCACTGCTTGCGCGGCTGCTACCGGATCATCCGACCGCAAGCGAGCAAAGTGGCATGAACGAATTTTCCGAACAGCTCAACGACGCCAAGGCCGCCAAGCAGGGCGCGATGGAACAGGTCGAAGCGCACGCCAATCCCGAATGGCAGGCGCTGATACTGGAGTTGACCCGCATCGTCTGCCTGACGCATCGGCTTTTCACCATCGATGACGTGATGGCTCTCTACGTCGCGATTCAGGACGACGACAGGCCCGTCACCCATGAGCTGCGCGCGCTGGGACCGGCGATGCTGCGCGCCGCCAGGGCCGGTTACTGCAAGAAGACCAACAGGGTGGCGGGCTCGCACCGCCGGTCCAACCACAACCGGCCGCTGGCAGTGTGGCAGAGCCTGATCTGCGAGGTGCCGACATGACCGGCGCCCGGCGAATCCGGCACCCGCAACTGCCGGATGATCCGCTTGAACATTCGATTCAGGTGAAGGTCATCGACACCATCGATGTCGGCAAGACGCATCCGGACATCTTCGCGTTCGCGGTACCGAATGCCGGCCGCCGCGGATTCCAGACCGCGCAGAAGATGAAGGCCGAAGGCATGCGCAGCGGCGTCGCCGATATCTGCATCATGATGCCGGAAGCCAAGACCGGCTGGCTGGAGATGAAACGGCTCAAGGGCAAGCAGTCGACCAGTCAATTGGGTTTTCAGGCGCGCTGCAAGCGGCTCGGTCATCCCTATGCCGTCGCTCACACCTTCGATGAGGCTGTTACCGCCCTGCGCCAGATGGGGGTGCTGCGATGAAACTCGTCATCATCGAAAGCCCCTTTAGCGGCGATGTCGATCGCAATGTCGAATACGCCCGTGCCTGCGTTCGCAATTCATTGCGCCGCGGCGAAGCACCGATCGCGAGCCACCTTCTTTATACCCAGCCGGGAATCCTGCGCGACGATAGTCCGAGTGAACGTCTATGGGGTATTCGCGCCGGTCTGGCGTGGGGCGCCGTCGCCGACGCCACCATCGTTTACACCGATCTCGGAATCTCTTCCGGCATGAATGAGGGCATCGATCACGCCCTGAAGTTCGGCCGGCTGATCGAGCGTCGCAGCCTGATTGCGGATCGGGAGCTGCCATGAGCACGCGTCTGGCCCGCATGTCATCCCCGCGGTTCCTGGTCGGCATGGAATTATGCTTCCTGCCGGCGGCCGATGGCAGCAAATTCCACATTCAGGACGACGTCTTCAACCATTTCGGTGACGGCTGGGACGGCGCGATCTTTCATCCGACCTGCACGTTCCTGACGATCTCGGCGGAGTGGGCTTACAAGCAACCGGACTTCGTTCGCTATCCTGGCGTCGGCTATCACCAGCGCCTGAAGCCCGACACGCTGTTCGGGATCGCCCGGCGTCTGGCCCGTGAACAGGCGCTGGCGGAATTCGAGTTGCTGCTGCGCTGCCGGATCCCGCGCAAGGCGATCGAGAATCCTCGCGGCGTGGTCTCGACCCGGATCCGGCCGCCGAACCAGACGATCCAGCCTTACGATTTCGGTGACGACGCATCAAAGGCGACCTGTCTGTGGCTTGAGGGCTGGCCCGAGCTGGTGGCGGATCTCGCCAAGCGCTGCCCCGGTCGTCTGGTCGAGTGGCCGCGCGGATCCGGCAAGCTGGTCGAGCGCTGGAGTAACCAGACCGATTCCAATCAGAACAAGCTGACGCCGTCAGACGATCGCTGGGCCACGCGCAGCAAGACCTATCCCGGCATCGCCGGCACGCTCGCCGAACAATGGGCGCCTGTACTGTTCGGTGAAATGCGGCTGGCGGCAGAATAGAGGAGGGCTCGATGCACCACGTTCCTTTGACGATCTCGCGCGAAACCGCCCGCGATCTCTATCATCAATATCTGAAGCACAAGCACTACTCGACGCCGATCGATCGCGAAGTGCTGTCGGTGTACCAGAAGCTCGCCGCCGGCAAGCTGGTGATCAAGGCACTGGAGTCGGTGGCGACCGCTGGCGTCGATGAGCAGGGTCTGCCGAAGCTGGCGATTGCCCGCGCCGACCAGAAGATCTGCCACCTGTCGATGAGCGGGAACGGCGCCGCCACGATGTCGCCGGGCGGTCGGCGCCCGGCGCGGCGCGGCGCGACCACGTGGTTCGATTTCCCCGCCGGCACGTTCGCCGGCAAGCCCGGCTGGCGCAACGCTGAATCACTGGTGCCGCAGGCGCCGCTGCATCTGCGGCCGAAGCACGCGCTGCAAAATTACACGGTTCTGTTCGAAGCCGATTGGCGCAAGGCACCGCCGATTGATCCGTTCCTGCTGCGCCGGATCGGCAAGGCCGATCTCTGGCTGGTGCTGGCGGTCTGGGATCTGACCGAGGTCGAACGCGCCGTGCTGGCGGGGCGGCTATGAAACACAAACACAGTGGTGACTGGCGCCCCGGACCGGAGACGCCCCGCGCGTACAGCTTCGATGCTGCGTTCTGCGACGACCCGGAGTGCGGCCTGCACATCGTCGCGCAATATCAGAGCGGCAAACCGATCTGCGAGATCGTGATGTCGGCAGACCAGACGCGGGCGCTGATCGAGATCTGCCAGGATTATTTGTACGACAAGGCCGTGCGGAGAACGCCATGAGCAACGCGTTCGAACGCTTCGCGGAAACGCAGATGGCCGCCGCCACCAAGGCCAGGCACAAGGCCGCGGAGTCGCGCGAGCGCAATCGCAAAGTCAAGATCGTGCAGTCCGAAAAGGACGCGCCGATGAAGCTGTCGGAGATGGAGCAGAAGCTTGCCGACACTTCGAAGCAGTTTCGCGCCTACATGCGTTCGAAGCGCGCCGAACTGAAGGCAATGCTTCAGGGGCCGCAAGGCAAACATTGGCACGAACTCGTGCAGAGACTTCGATCGCTGACCATCGAAGAGTCAGAACCGCTGATCGATTACGTCAAAAAGGCGCGTTGGCTGCTTGATGCAGATCTGCATACGCGTCAGGTCGCGCTCGCCCTGATCGCCGGCGTCATCATTCGGATCCGGGAGGAAAACGGCTATTCGCCGGCGGACGATGCGCTGCCGGGTGAGCCGCCGACCGCGTTCGAAATCATCCGCGACGAACTGAAGGTGATGACATGAGGCTTGGAGAATGGCGCTGGTTGAAGCTGTGGCAGCACGCGGCTGGCTGGGGATCGGTGCCGCCAACCGCGGACTGGAGACGGCCTTATCGCATGCTGGGAGCGTTCCTGATCGAGATCGCCAGGACGCGTCCGCCGCCACCGCCACCGCGCTCCTTTCGAATGCAGGGTTGTTCATGAGACCGGGAAGGCATGGCTGGTCGCGATCGAGGGCCGCGAATACTGGCTTCCGAAATCGCGCTGCACGCTGAACGACGACCGGCAGCATATCGAAATCGAAGATTGGCTATGGCGACAGAAGAGTCTTGAACTGGAATAGACCGACATGACCGACATCATATCGCGAGCGCTCAACGAGTATGCCGCTTCCAGCAACCGGGTGTTCGAAACCGATCGCATGAACACGGTCGGTGCCTCCGAGATCGGCCAGTGCATCCGCAAGATCTTCTGGATCAAGAACGAGCTTGATCCGGTGTACGGCGTAGTGCGCGACAACGACTATGTCGAGAGCTGGGGCGCTCGGGCGCGCGGCACCATCTTCGAGAATTTCTTCTGGGAGCCGGCACTGCGCGTGCGGTTTGGCGATCGGCTCAAATTCGCCGGCAAGAACCAGCGCACCTTCATTGACAATTTCCTGTCGGCGACGCCGGACGGTCTGGTGACCGAGCTGACGGCATCCGAAAAGAAGGAACTCGGCACCGATGCCGATTGCATCATGGCGGAATGCAAGACCGCGGATCCGCGCAGTAATCTGACCGACCCGAAGGCGACCAACACCTACCAGGTTCAGGTCCAGATGGGGCTGGTGCGTGAGCAGACCCCGTTCAAGCCGACGCATTCGCTGCTGAGCTACACCGACGCGTCGTTCTGGTCGGAGGTCAAGGAATTCGTCATTCCGTTCGAACCGAAGCTTTACGACATCGCGAAAGATCGCGCCGCGCTGATCATGACGGCGACCAGCATCGAGGCGCTGAAGCCGGAAGGCTGGATCGCCGGCGGATCGGAATGCAAATACTGCCCGTTCACGCGCGCCTGTGGCATCCAGCGGCGCAATTTGCCGTTTGCCGATGCGCCGGTCGACCCGCAGTTCGTCGCCGAAATCACCGACATGGCGCTGGAGCTGAAGGCGGCCGAAGTCGACCGCGATGAATCTGACAATCTGGTGCGCGAGCTGCAAGACGCCATCAAGACCCGGCTGCGCGAGAAGGGCGTCAAGAAGATTCCCGGCGTCGTTTCATGGTCGCCGGTCAAGGGCCGCGCCGGTTACGACACCGCGGCGCTGAAGGTCGTCGCGAGCGCCGCCGGCATCGATATCACGCAATTCGAAAAAGAGGGCGAGCCGGGCGATCGGCTCACCATACAGATCGGGTCGCCAAAAGCGGCCTGATGGAGCACGGCAGTCGCCGTGTTCAGCGAGGAACGAGTAACGAGTAACAGGGAAATGTCATGAGTATCCCAGCACAGAGAACCGGTACCGAAGTCTCGACGCCTGCATCGAATCCATTCACCGCCTATGGCGAACAGGCATCGCAGCGCGCCATCGTCGGAACGCTGCTGCGCTTCACCAAGGGCGATTATCTCGCCGGCCAGGACGACGTGGAAGTGCCGATCGGCACCAAATTCGTCGCCAACATGGACGAGTTGATGGTCGGCTGGATCCGGTGGGAGGACAACAGGCCGACCGATCACGTAATGGGTCACGTTAGCGCCAATTATCAGCCGCCGCGCCGCAACGAGCTGGGCGACACTGACAAGGCGATGTGGGAAGTCGACAGCCAGGGCAAGGAGCGCGACCCGTGGCAGTTCTCGAATTACCTGCTGTTCAAGGGCGTCAAGGACGAGGAGCTGTACACCTTCGCATCGTCGTCCAAGGGCGGTCTGAATGCGCTCGGCGATCTCTGCAAGGCCTACGGCAAGGTGATGGCGCAGCATCCGGATGACTGGCCGGTGATCGAACTCGGCGGTGGTCACTATGATCATAAGGAATTTGGCCGCACCAAGGTGCCAGTGCTGAAAATCACCGGCTGGTCGCCGAAGGCCGATTTCGGTGAAATCGACGCCGCTGGTGATGACGGTGGACCGGACCACGACCCGGAAACCGGTGAAGTCAAGGAGGCGGCGCCTGCGCCGGCAACCGCCAAGGCTGCGGCGGCCGGCAAGTCGGCTGACAAGCCGACCGGCGCGCTTGGCGGCAAGGCGCGCTTCTAGGCTCAAGTGAATCGACCGGCGCGCGAGCGAAGCCCCTCGCGCGTCGGAAGGGGGAAGGCGGCATGGAAAAGCCAGAGTTCAACAGGGCATGGACATGGCGCAAGCGCAGACGCTGGAATTCATCACCACCGTGTTCGGTGCGACCACCGAATGTCCGGTGTTCTTCCAGACACTGGCCAACGACAAGGGTGACGCGGAGGAATCCCGGATTCGGTCGCAGTTGCTGACGCGCGAGCCGGACCGCGTGCTGCGTTTCGTCGCCAAGCACGATCGATTCCGCCGCGGCATGTTCTTCTGTACGTCGACGCTGGCCGAAGGATCCGCGACGCGCAACAAGGAAACCGTGCGCGAGACGCCCGGCCTGCATTCGGATCTCGATTTCAAGAATCTGGTCGAGGACGGTCCGACCGTGCGCAGCCGGCTGGCGACGCTGCGCTGCCAGCCCAATATCCTGGTGCGCTCCGGCGGCGGCCTGCATACTTACTGGCTGTTCAAGGAAGCGCTCGACACCCAGGCCCATCTGGAGCGCATCGAGAGCGCGCTGAAGCGGCTGGCGTGGCTGCTGGGTGGAGATCCCAGCGTGTGCGAGGTCGCGCACCTGATGCGGCTGCCCGGCACCCACAATAGCAAATACGGCGACGTGCGCGAGGTCGCCTGTGAAGCGCTCGACGGCGCCCGGCGCTATGAGCTGGACGATCTCGAAAGCTGGCTCGATGAGATCCGGCAGCCGATCCTGACGCGCAAGGAGCCGGTGCTGAGATCGGTCAAGGCCGGTGACGCGGCAACGTCGGCGGCGCCGGCTACGCCAACCAATCCATTCCTCGCCGCCGGAGAGCGCTACGGCTTCCGGCCGCCGCTCGATGTCGAGGCGATGCTTGCCGCAATGGCGCCGGGGAATATTCACGCCACGCAACGCGGGGTGTCCGCCTCGATGATCAAGGCCGGCCACGACATCGAGGAAATTGTCGCCCTACTGCTCGACGTCACCCGGATCGCGGCCGGCGCCGATGGCGCGAAATGGAATTGGAAGACCGAAGAACGCAAGATCCGCGGCATGAGCGCGACCGCCGCGGTGAAGTATCCGCCGCGCGAGCTGCCGAAAATTGTCGAGCAGGATCAAATTGATGCCGCCGGCGACGGCGGCCCCGACGGTGCGCGCGAGGCGGACGCGGATGAATCCGCACCAGAATCCGCACCTGTTGCTGTTGCCGGCGACGACGAGTCCGGCGTGGTCGATCTCGGCAAGGCCAAGGCCAAGCGCAAGATGAAGGCCACCGCGGTGCACATCGTGCTGGCGGAAGCGGTGATGTCGGTGCTGCGCAAGCGCGAGCAGGATCTGATGTTCACCGAGTCCGGTGACTATCGCTATCGCGATGGACTGTGGCGGCTGGAGACCCGCGACGATTTCGTGGCGTGGGTCAACAGCGCGCTGGAGGAAGGCGCGCAAGGGCTCAAGATCGAGAGCACAAATCGCCTGATCGGTGAGGCGCGCGGCTACATCCTGCGTTCGCCCGAGCTGCAAAAGCAGAACGTGGTGTTCAACCAGCACGGCTGTGTGCCGACGCTGTCGGGGCTGGTCAATCCGCGCACTGGCGAGATCACGGCGCCGGCGCCCTCACACTTCACGACGTGGCGGATCGAGCATCGCTACAATCCGGATGCGACCTGTCGGTGGTGGTTGCAGATGCTGGAAGACGTGTTCGCCGACCGGTCGCCGGAATCGCGGGCGCTGCATATCCAGCTGTTGCAGGAACTGCTCGCCGCCGGCCTGATCGACCAGAAGGACAAGGCGCTGTCGCGCGCACTGATCATGGTCGGCGGCTCAAACTTCGGCAAGTCGCGGGTGATCGATGTGATGGGCGGCCTGTTCGGCCGGGAAGTCATCAGCGTGTCGCTGGATAGTCTGGGCGGCAGCAGTCCCAGTCCGCACGCCACCGTGCCGTTCGCCCGGCGCGTGCCGTGGGTGTTGCATGAGGCGTTCGACGCCGGCAAGTGGCATCTCACGTCGACGGTGAAGGCAATCATTTCCGGTGACGCTTTCCCGATCAACATGAAGCGCGGCCGGATGTTCGAAACGGAATTCACCGCACCGATCTTTTGGGGCGCCAATCTCGCGCCGCAGTTCAAGGAAGCCACCAAGGCGATTACCAATCGCATCACCATCATCGAATGCCGGCGCGAGTTCGATGAGACGAAACCGGTCGGTGCCGCGGCCGAAGCGCGGCGGCTCGGTTTCAAGAATCCATCCGTGATGGTGCTGGCGCATGAGGCGGAAGGCGTGCTGGCGTGGGCGATGGCCGGCCTGCGCCGGCTGCTGGAGCGTGGCCATTTCGTGCTGCCGACCGAGTCGACACAAGCTGCTGAAGTCGTCCGGGTCGAGAGCAACATCGTTGCCGGCTTTATCACCGAATGCACCACGTTCGATCCGAACGCGATGGTGTCGGTGCCGGATTTTACCGCGTCGTTCGCGTCCTGGTGGGTCGAGAACAAGGGCGAGGACCGTGGCATCCCATCGGCCGATCGGATCGGCACGTCGTTGCGCGCGCTGGGCGAGCCCCGGATTGCCGCCGATCGCAACGAGCTGCGCAGCAAGACCCGACGCTACTATGCCGGCGTGCGGCTCAATGCCGATGGCAAGCGGCACTGGCGCAACACCGTCACGTCCAATGCCTTCATTTTTCAGGGCCGGACCACCAGCACCAGCGCGGCTGATCAGGATCCGAATTGTGTCGTTCCAGCGAACTGGAGTTCCAAAAAGTCGGTTCAAGCTATGTGGTCAGCGCATGAGAAAATGCGCGATCGAGCGGGGGATGGAGTCATCGGTGAGGCTGTCACCCTTGGTGACCGCGCATCGGACGATGAGCTGCCGGACGATAATTGGTCACCCGAGCTGTCATCGGAAAAACCGCAGACGCCATCAGGTGAGTAGAGCAGGGTGTGCCTCCAGTGACACTAGTGACTCTTTCAATAGAGAGAAACCACAGAGAGAGAGAGAACAGAGGGAGCACAAGGAGATGAATAGAGAGGTTTACAGCAATAGGGGGAATTCGGGCGTCGCGAGCGGCACCCGGTCACCTCCTGGCTCGGCTCGGTCGGTCGCTCACTCATGCGCGCATAGCAGGGCTCGATGAAACCGATCAAGCAAACCTGGCTGGAGGCGGTGCGGGCGGATGAGCGGCGCAAGGCCGCGACGCTGGCGGAGGCGCGGCGGGTCTGGGACGCGACCGACGTCGAGGCGCGCGACAGGGGGCGGCTGGAGCATGCGCTGCTGCTCTGGCGACTGGCGGACCGGCGGCTGAAGGAAGCCGAGGAACTTTGGCGCCGGCAGAAGGAACGCGAGTATGTGGCGGATCTGCGCCGGCGCGCGCGGGCGCCACCTGATTTGCAAGCGCTGGTCTTGGCGCACGGGACGTATGACAGGATCACGCCGGAGGCGTGGGCGGCGTTCGATCGGGACATGGAGGGCTGGAAGCTGCGGATCCAATCGAGTGATGAATTTCTGGAAGAACAGAATGCGTTGCGACAGGCTGAAGAAGCGGGACTGCATCGCGAGGCTGTTGGCCGGAGAGCGGCATGAGCGATGAGGGATATGTTTACGATGTCGAGGAGGCCGGTTCATCGAAGGCGGCTCTCGAATTGTGGAGCGGTCGGGTGTCGGCGGCGGCGCTCAATTTTGAATCACGCTGGACGATGCTGGCGCTGAAGCGGGTCGACGCGGATCTCGCGGAGCGGCTGCACGACCAGCGCAACCGGTTTGTCGAGGCGTGCATCAGCGGCACCGATCGGGAGGTCGCGCGGGAAGGCGCCGCGATGTGCCGCGGCTATCGCGCCGTCACGGCGGCGATGGAAAACAGCGAGCCTGATGATGCGTATCAGCTCGGTGAAGACCCGGCGACCGGGCTGATGGTGGCGATCGGCTCCCAGAAAGCGGCAGAAGGTCGCGTGCATGAACTCTACGGCGACAAGGTAATATTCATTTCGCCCGACGAAGTCGCGACGTTGTTCGCGACGGTCGGGGCGCTGAAGTCGATTGGTGAAATCAAAACGCGGTTTCCTGGCGCCGAAATTGTTCAGGCGCGCAAGCTATCGCAGGGGAGTTGACAATGTCGCGCCGCAAGCCGCTTGCCGTTCGCAAGCCGAGTGGACAAATCAGAATGCAGCCGCAACTGCCGCCGCCGGCCGAAGTCAGGCGATTGCGGGATGCGGCGCTTGCCGGCATGCGACCGGCGGAATGGGCGACGATGCTGGGGCGGCTCTACCTGTCGGACAAGATCACGACGGTGCAGTTTTCGGTGGGCAAGCGCTGGGCGGATCTGTCTGCGGATTATTCCGAAGCGTGTCAGTCACCACTAATGCCGCGATCGGCGAAGTTTGACGCGGATGGCGGGTCGATCCTGGATCCGGACAGCGCGAAGGGCCGCAGGGAGGCGCGTCGGCATGCGCGCATGATGGAGGATTATACGGATGGACTGCGGACGCTGGAGCGGAGCGGTAAAGCCGCGCTGCATGCGGTGAGGAACGTTTGTGTGATGGATCTGGCGCCGGCGGGAATCGGTGAGGTCGAGGCGCTGCGGTCCGGCTTGCAGGCGCTGGCGGCGTTCTGGTCGAAACCGAAATAATCACCCTGGTGTCCATTGGTACAACGCGCGCGTCTGGAATGGCTGCCATTGCCTGCACGCGTTGCGGAATGATCCGGCATGGGGCCACGATGGTTTGAAGGCGTACCGCTTGCCGGCGCCGGCGCCGAAAGCCTCTTGACTTTGGAATAAATCAGCCGATTGATAGGCAACGTCAGAAACCCGCCCAAAAGGCGGGTTTTTTGATTCCCGGCCGGCGATCGATTGCCGCGGAGCGCGGCGGATTGGCCGGCGCCGATTGCCAGCGAGCCGCGGAGCGCGTCCCCTGTCCCTTGGATCAAACATTCCTAGGTGACTTTGGTCGGCGCCGATTGCTGCGGAGCTGGGCGGGATTAGGGACCTGACTCGTCCGCAACCTGACTCGTCCGCAATCTGTGAGGAATCTTTTGTATGCCTGACGCCTATCCGGGCTTGCCGGCCGGCTTTGCGCCGGCGCCGATCAAGCAAAAACCGATTCCGCCGGGAAAGAGCATTGGCACGGTCAACCGTATCACGCGCGACCTAAAGCTAGGCATTGTCGACGCCGCGGCGGCTCATGGCAGCGATGGCGCCGGCGCCGGCGGGTTGACAGGGTATCTGCTTTACCTCGCGACAGAGCATCCTAAAGCGTTTGCCGGGTTGCTTGGCAAGATGCTTCCGTTGCAAGTCAGCGGCCGAGTCGATGCGACCATTGCCGCGGTTAACGTTGTGTCTGTCCCCGGCGATCGGTACCTGACGCAAGAGGACATGCGCAAGCTTGCGGCGCCGGCGATCGAACATCAGTCGGCCGAGTCGGATGAGGCTGCATAATTAAAATCGTTGTTCACAATAGGCCTGTTCTGTGAACAGTCCGGCGCCGGCCGGACGAAATAGCTTAGCAAAATCCGACTCTGATTTTTCACTGCCAACCATCGATCTGTGAACAGTGACGCGTTTGCGTGTTGCGGATCCGCGGCGCCAGCGATCGGCGCCAACGCGTCAGCGAGGCTGCCAGACGCGCCGGCGAGGCTGCTAGGCGCCGGCGATCGGCGCCGGCCCCTTGGGATCCGAGCGCCAGGTGATTGGCTTAAGTCATTGATATCGTTACAAGTTACGCTAGGTCGACCGCTCGGCCAAGTCTTTGAAATCGTTAGAGGTTTTTCCAGGCCCGGAAAACTCTCCAACGAATTCAATATTGTGGGGAGGGCGGCCTCCTCTCTCGCACCGCCCCGAACTCGCGGCTGTATACCAGGAACCCGACCCCCGGACCCCGGCTCGAAATAACGCCCCGCGCGGCCCGCGCGCTCGACCGGAATCGTCCCCGAGTTTTTCCGAAAATCGTAAAGGTACACCACGGCCATGCGCTTCCGCCCCGGTGACGATCCCCGCACCGATTCGACCGACCAGGGCCCGGCGGTCGACTGGGCTGACAACCGCATCAGCAACACCATGGCGTGGGCGAGCTGGCGCATAACGCCGCGCTGGTGCCAGAGCGAAGGACACTGGACCTCTCGCACGACGCAGTACCTGTTCACGGACTGCCCGTGCTGCCTGCTGTTTCGCGGTCTGATCATCGGCGCTGCGGTGTCGTTCGTGATGACCGCGGCCAGCTTTTTTATTGCCGTCCTTCTCGCGAGCGGAGCGCAGCGATGAGGGCGCGCCGGCCGCATCGCATCGCGGTGTGCAATCCATGGCGCCGCGTCGTGTTCGCCGCCGACTGCGACCCTGACACCGATGAGTGCCCGGTGTGCGGCATCGATTACGCGCTGTGCGATTGCCCAGGGCCCACCATGGGGGATTACGAATACAGCGAGCGTGGCGGGGTGCTGTACGGGCGCAAAGCCCGCGGGCTCGGCTCGTAGACGCGCGGGAAGCACCGTCGTGGGCGCGAAGCGCAAGCCGCCGGTCGATCTGTCCGGGTTCGGAAACATCAACCCGCCGCGGCCCGAGCCGCCGCAGTTTGTGCCGCCGCCCGAGTCGGAGGAGCCGCCGAAGCGCACCATCGACGCCGTCATGGGCGAGAAGTTCACCAGGACGCTGTTCGCGGAAGCCCGGCACAAGGCGCTGTGCGGCGGACGCGGATCGGCCAAGAGCTGGAGCGTTGCCACCTATCTGCTGGTCAAGTCGTTGCAGGCGCGCAAGCGCATCGTCTGCGCCCGGCAGTTTCAGAATTCGATCCGTGATTCCTCCAAGGAGCTGATCGAGCGCCGGATCCGCGACCTTGAACTCGACAACCAGTTCACGGTGACCGACCGCTCGATCGTCCACAACCGCACCGGCACCGACTTCCTGTTCATGGGGCTGGAGCGCAACATTGAAAGCATCCGTTCCCTTGAGGGCGCCGACATCGTCTGGATCGAGGAAGCCCGCACCATCAATGCCAAGTCGATGGAGGTGCTGCTGCCGACCGTGCGCAAGGCCGGCAGCGAACTGATCTGGACGTGGAATCCGGAGCTGCCCGACGATCCGGTTGACGCCTATTTCCGTGGCGAGCAGGGACCGCCGCCGCGCTCGATCGTCACCTTCGTCGACTACACCGACAACCCGTTCTTCTACGGCACCGAACTCGCCAACGAGATGGAGGTGCTGAAGGCCGGCAACTTCGCCCGCTACAAGCACGTCTGGCTCGGCGAGTACGACACCAAGCACGAGAGCAAGGTGTTTCCCAACGCGCGGATTGGCCGCATCGTGGTGCCGGAGGATTGCCCGCCGCGCTACGGCATGGACTTCGGTTTCGGCAACGACCCGAGCTTCGTCGTCAAGGTCTACATCAACGAATATCGCAAGCAGATCTATATCGCGGCTGAAGCCCATGGCCGGGTTGCGATGGACGATCTGCCGATGCTGGTGCGATCCGTCATCGAGAGCGACCGCGACCAGATCCGCTGTGACTCGTCGCAGCCAGGCACGATCGAATTCCTCAAGCGCCGCGGGCTCAACGTCGAGGCGGCGCAGAAGGGGCCGGGCTCGGTCAAGTCCGGCATCAACTTCCTGCAAAGCTACGACATCGTCATTGATCCCAGCTGCGAGCAGATGCGCGAGGAGGCCCGGCTCTACAGCTGGATGACCGACCGACGCACCCAGCAGATCCTGTCGGTGCCGGTCGACGCCAACAACCACGGCTGGGACGCCACGCGCTACGCGCTGGAGGATCTGTCGCTGGAGGGCGACGACCCGGTCAGCGATCCGCATGGCGGCGTCATCCGGCTTTTCAAATTTTGGTAGGGCGGGGCGCAAGCGTCAACTGCGGAGAAACGTCATGGCCCGATTGTCGAGCCGCAGCCGCAAGCGGCTGCCGAAGAAGTCGTTCGCGATTCCGTCGAAGCGCAAATATCCGATTCACGATCGCGCGCACGCGGCGAATGCGCTGTCGAGGGTCAGTCAGCACGGCACGCCGAGCTAGAAGAAGACGGTGCGGTCGGCGGTCTGCCGGCGCTATCCGTCGCTGCCTTCCTGCAAATAATTCCAAATGTTCCCGAAAAACGTCGAGAAACAGCGAATAGGAGCCAATCGTGGGATGTGGTTGCGGAAAAAGCTTCAGGCGCCCGGTTTCGCGCCCGGTCAACAATAATCAGCAGCGGCTTGCAACGCTGGCCACGCCGCGATCGTCCACACCGCACGCGCCATCGCAGGCGCCGCAATATGTCGTGCAATCGTCGTCGCTGGCGCAGCGCCGCGCGGCGGCCAACCGTCGTCAGGTGTGAAGTGACGCTGGAAAGCCGGTTCAAGTTTGGCGATCTGGTCTCGATCGATGGCGGCACGATTACCGGGCGCGTCATCGGCTTCTGCTTCTATCCGCACGATCATCAGATTCAGGTGTCGTGGTGGAGCAACGGTACATTGGTCGAGCAGTGGCTTGGCGCGTGGCGGTTGAAGCTGGCTGAGTGATGTCCACCCGAGTCACCACGCCTTCCTCCTTCCGAGCGAAGCGAGGTTAGCGCCCCCATGTCACTGCTCGACATCTTCCGCAAGGCAAAGCCGGTTCGCAGCGAGAGTGAAGAACCGGTCTCGCCGGTCTATGTGATGGGCGGCCAGGCGGTGCGCTTTCTTTCTCCTGCCGCCGTCATGTCGGCGGACATGGCGCAGCGCAAGTCGTCGCAGCTCTACCGCATCACCAACTTCGTCGCGGCATCGGTGCAGTCGGTGCCGTGGTTCTGCGAGGCCGATCCGAATGTCATCGCCGCCGAGCGGGCGCCGGCGACCAGGATCAAGCAGATCAACGATCTTCTGAAGTCGCCGAACGATACGTTCACCAGTCAGCAATTCCTGTACTGGACCGTGCTCAATCTGATGCTGTACGCGCGCTGCCATTTCAAGGTCGGCGTCGGCAGCACAGGCCAGCCCAATGGCCTGTATCCGCTGGCCGCGAAGTACATGAAGGGCGTTCTCAACAACCGCGGCACCGTCGAGACCTATGAATACGGCAACGGCGAGAACACCACCAAGTACCCGACCCGCCGCACTGCGGAGAAGCGCGCCGGCGGCAACCCGGCGACGATGCAGGCCTATGCCGCCGAGATTTCATTCCCGTCGCTGTCCGGACTGGTCGAGTACAACAAGGAGCCCGCCGCGATCGAGTCGATCGCGATGCCGATCGCCATCATCAACTGCCTGATGCAGCGGGCGCTCGACACCGCGAGCGGGCATCCCAACATCAAATACGTCATCACGTCGGAGCGCACGCTGACCCGGCAGCAGAAGGACGCGCTGGTCAAGCATCTGGAGGAATCCGGTCCCGGCGAGGAAAATTCCGGTTCGGTGCTGTTCATCTACAACACCGACATCAAGGTCCACAAGCTCGACAACGAGCTGGGCGACATCCATTCCAAGATCCCGCTCGATGACATGACCCGGCAGATCGCCGGCGTGTTCGGCGTCCCGATCCCGTTGCTCGGGCTCGGCAGCGCGGACGCGGCGAAGTACGCATCGAACTACGGTGAATCGCGGTTGTCGTTCTGGCAGGACACCGTCGTGCCCTGTTATCTCAGCCCGATCGCCGCCGGCATGACGCAAGCCATCTGCCCGCCCGGTGCGCGGGTGTCGTTCGATCTCGATTCGATTCCGGCACTGTGGGAAGGCCGCGCCGCGCTCGGCGAGCGGCTGAGCAAGGTCAACTTCCTCATCACCAACGAGAAGCGCGCGATCCTTGGCTTCGAGCCGACCGACCAGATTCCAGCTGTCCCGCTTGCTCCGGCAAGCAGCTCCGCCGACAGGGCGGACGATGCTGTCGATGTCGGCACCACGACGAAGACCGCGGCAACCGGCGGCGGCGCCGACGTTGTGGCCATTCACGGGAGAGCCTTGCAATGACCAAGCATTGGAAACCTGGCGACCGCATCGAGCTGGATATGCCATTCGTCGCCAATGAAACGCTTGCCGATCTGCCCGATGGTTACATCGCCGGCATTGCCTCGACCCCGTCGACCGATCTATATGGCCACAAGGTGCTGGCCGGCGCCTTCGACAAGTCGATCACCAAGAAAGGTCTGGCCGGTCCTCGCGGCATCAAGCTGCTGGCTTCGCACAATTGGGAGAAGCCGGCCGGCACCATCAAGAAGCTGAAGACCATCGGCGACGAATTGAAGATCGAGGCGCAGCTCAATCTCAACGTCTCCTATGTCCGCGATCTGCACGAGATCGCCAAGCAGAACGGCGGCCTGAATTTCTCGGTCGGATTCACGCTGGAGGAATTCAGCTTCGTTGACGGCGACAAGTCCGAAGACGGCGAGTACCTGATCATCAAGCAAGGCGATCTGATGGAAGTGTCGGTCGTCGTCTTCCCGGCCCAGCTTGAGGCCACCATGGATTTCATCAAATCACACGAGACAATGTCAGAACTTGAGAAAGCCCTTGTGGCGAAGGAGTTCTGTCGGAGTAGGAACGAGGCGCAGCGGCTTGGGAAATATCTCAAGGCCAACGAGCATCTGTTCCTTGATCGGCCGCTGCCTTCGGCGGGGTCCGTCAAATCGCCCACCCATCCCTTGCTGGATGTTGTTCCTCAACTCAGGGCCGCGACGGATCTCGTCGCCTTGGCCAAGGCGGTGCTTCGGCCATAGCGCCGGCGCGCCCGCTGCAACATCAAGGAATCCCGATCATGAATATGCACATCCACAAGGGCGCTTACCTGACCAAGGAAGTGCCCCCGGCAGCGGCTGACGCCAAGGAAGCCGAAGCCATGCTGGCCAACCTGACCAAGGAGCTGGGCAGCATCACCACCCTGCTGGAGGCCAACAAGCAGGCCACCGAGACCCAGTACAAGGATCTCAAGGCGCATTACAGCGGGCTCAAGGCCGACAGCGAGGCGGTTCGCGCCGAAGTGCAGAAGCACGCCGCCGAGTACGCTGCGCTGGTGACCCAGCAGCAGGCGCTTCAGCAGGCGCTCGATCAGGTCAAGAAGGAGATGGATGCCCCGCTGATCCGTGGCGGCAGCGATCTCAAGGACCACGACATCAAGGCCGCGATCGAGTTGCAGCGCCGTGCGTTCCTGTTCAAGGGTGGCGACAACGACGACTTCACCCCCGACATGGACAATCTGGTCGACGCCTCGCAGTATCGTTCAGCGGTGCGCAAGCTGATGAAGGTTGGTGTCGAGTCCAAGCAGAAGATCGTTCGGTCGTTGACCGAGATGGAGCGCAAGGCGTTCGAAGCATCGTCGCTCGATGCCGCGATGTTCTCGCCCGAAATGCTCGGCATCGAGGTCGACTGCATCATTGAATGCGCCGAGCTGCTCGATCTCTATGGACAGGTGACGGTCGGCAAGTCGACTTTCATGTATCCCCAGGTGATGGATTACGGCGCGATCGGCAAGTACGATTGCGATGCCAAGTGCGACGCCGAATACGGTCCGGAAGGCAACATCCAGTACAAGAACGGTGCGGTGTCGGATTTCCGCGGCGTGTTCTGCTTGCAGCGCAAGGTGCTCACCGAAGCCAACTATCCGCTGCTGGACTTCATGTACAAGGCGGCGGCGCGATCCTATCGCATCAACCGTAACCGCGCGCTGATGACCGGTGACGGCATCAACGAGCCGCTGGGCTGGCTGACCAACGACTGCTTCACCAAGATGAAGACCAGCGGCGCCACCTTCAACCATATCGACTTCCGGATCTTCTTCGCATCCGCACCGGTCGAGTACGGTGCGGTCACCGCCGTGATGCACCAGAACGTGTTCGCCTATCTGGCGTGCATGGTGGATTCGGTCGGTCGCTTCCTGTTCGGCGACGGGTTGATGACCTACTCGCCGGACGACGTTCGCGAGCGGATCCGTATCAGCAACTGTCTGCCGGACGCCACCGACGGTCTGACCAAGGGCAGCGCGGCCAACCCGTTCACCACCGGCGACTTCCTGGTGGCGGCCGGCAGCTGGGGCCGTGCCTACTATGTCGTCAACAAGCGCCCGCTGTGGATCGAGCAGTGGGAAGGCCAAAGCTCGGCATGGTGCGTCAAGTACCAGTTCGGCGCGGAAGACGGCGGCTTCACCGCCTGCTGCCCCGCGGCGCGCATCCTCACCGTTGGTCCGTAAGGCCAGAAACCGCTCAAGGGAGTATCCGATATGAACATCAACGTTGCTTCCCAGAACCAGGGCGTTCTGGCGTGGGCCGGCGCCAGCGCTTCGCCGCTCAACGGCGCGGTCGACATCCGGCACCACAACCATTTCGCCTTCACCTTCCATGTCATGGCGGACATCGCGGTCGAGGCGGTGTTCAAGATTCAGGCGGCACCGCCGAGCGATGCCGATCCGTGTCTGCCCGGCGCCTTCCACGACGTGCCGGAAGTGCTGAGCTGCATGTCGACGTGGGGCGCGGTCGGTGATGACGAATCCAAGATCGCGATTCCGGTTGGCACCAAGGCGGGCAGCATCTGCACCGCCACGTTGCCGTGCCGGCCCGACGCCTTCGTCAAGGTCGTGGTCGTCAGTGGCGACACCGGCAAGGTCGAGGCGGTCGTGGTGCTTGGTGGTCCGCGCTGAATGCGTGTCACGGTTGGCAGACCGATCAGGGTTGATCCCGGCGACACCGTCGCCGTCCGGGGCCAGCTGCCCGAGAAGGCCAAGCTCGGCCGGCTGTATGTCTTCGCCAAGGAAGACGCTGCCGACGCGTTCTCGCCTTACGTCCAGAACATCGGTGTGGTGACGGCGCAGGCGTCACCACATCTCTACACGCCGATGTCGATGCGGCTTGACAGCTATCGGCGGGAATATGAGATGTCGTTCGTCGCCGATATCGACGGCTTCATTCGTGTCATGCAGGAAGTCGACACCGCCAAGGAGCCGCGCGCCAAGGTCCGGATCAAGCGAACGATCTGTCCTGGTCTCGGCTGGCGAGAGTGGCTTGTGCGTAAGCTGAACGGGATTTTCACATGGCAGACCCTGAAATTCTCGCCATAGGCGGCAGGCGTCCGGAGACGGCAACCGGCAATGTCGGCGTCGTCATGCTGGTCGCCACCGGCAAGGGCGCGGACACCCAATGGTTCGATTATCGTCCGGCGTTCTTTGCCGAGATCGTTCGCGTCGAATGGGACAGCGACACCATGAGCGTCGTGTTGCCGGTCGACGTGTCGGAATATTTGCTTCGCAATCATTACGCGCGCGAAATGACCAACGAGGAAGCGGGGGTCTACAACCGTCTGCTTGAGGAAGCGGAAACCGAAGTGGAGGAAGTGCCGCCTCCACGCAAATCCAGAAAAGGAGAAGAGTCATGATCAGAGTTCAGTGCAGCAGTCCGTGCAAACCGAATTCGGCGCAGGCGATGGCCGTGCCGCCTTGCTTCCAGTGTCCGGCAGCCCCCTGACTGGGTGAAGCCCCAGAGAGTCGGACCCCTCGCACTCTCTGGGATCCTCCCTCGAAAGTTTCATTAAAGCAGGACAGCTGCCATGTTGCATTTCACGGTTGATGATCCGCAGGCGCCGGTCAACGGCTGTCATACCTGTTGCTGTGAAAAGCTTGCGCTCCAGCCAGGCACGACCAGCAAGGTCACTGTCGGTTACGCGTCATGGGCGGTGCCGATCGGGCAGCTGCATTGCGGGCCGCAATTCATGCTGGAGCAGATGGAGACCTGTCCGGTACCGGCCGGCGGTTCTCCGATCGCGACCAGCCAGCCGCATTTTGATGTCGTGCTCAACACGGAACTCGATGGCGACCTGACCACCTTCATCGAGGATCCGGAAGACGATCCGCTGGTCTTCAAGCTGCTGCCGCTGTACGGGCCGAAATACGGTCAGCTGTCGGTGGAACCGAGTGGTGCATTCAGCTATCTGCCTGCGCAGGATTACGGGGGCGCCGATCGCTTCTTTGTTTCGGTGACCGATGGCATCACTCCGCCGGCGATCTTCGAAGTTCTGCTGGGCATCGATACCCCAAGCGCCGATGTCAAACCGACGCCGCATGTCTCGATCGATCAGGCCGGCGTCTCGACCGATCAGCGCTGGTACACGATTTCGTTTCCGATCAAGGTCTCGCCGGCGGCGCAGCTCTGCGAGATCTGGCGGCTGACGGTGTTGCAGGCGGCGCTGGATTGCGACTGCACCTGTTATTCGCGCACCGACTGCTTCGACATCGGGATTGCGAAATGCTGACAGCAACCACGGGCGAGGAGCGTTGGCAACCGAATCCGGATCCGCCATTCGAGTCGGGAAAGACGATTGCCTTTGACTGGTCGCGGCGGCTGTCGATCGAGACCATTCGCCAGCACACCAAGACCGATGACGTGCCCGGCATCACCAACGAGCAGCTCGATCTGTACCGGGCGTCAGCCCTTGAGGCCGCCGAGTTGTTCACCGGTCTGCTGCTGGCGGGCCAGCGCACGGTGACCGAACCGATCCAGGGACCGTCTTCGCTGCGTCCTGGCAAGCTGACCTATCGGCATCAGCTGAAATATCCTTCGGCTGACGGCTATGTGTATCTCTATGGCGGATCGGATCCGGCCGATAACCGGGCATTCCGGGTGCCGGCGGGAAGCCGCTGGATCGATGTGCCGGTTCGCACCGGCATGATTGATCTGTCGAACTGCTGCAATCCCTGTTCGTCGCACCATCTCAACGGCGGGATGATGGCGGCTTACAAGGCCGGCTATAGATGCGTCGAGGACGTGCCGGCCGGCATCGTGCTCGGCTGTCTTCAGTACATCGCATGGGTGGTCGAGCATCCCGGTGACGAGCTGCTGACCCAGCGCAATCGCATCGAGGCGCGGTCGGTCGGCGTCGACGGTTCGAACAACGTGGCGTGGGTCTCCGGTGCGCTGGAGACGTGGCGCCTGTACGATCCGGAAGCCTACTAGTCGTGGCAGTCAAGGAACCAAAATCCGGTCCCAAGATTGCGAACTTCACTCACCGGATTGCCTTGTGTACGACCAAGGATGTGGTCGATCAGGATGGCGCCCTGGTGCTGGTGCGCCCGACGGCGGCGTGGCTGTGGGCCGCGATCCGGCAGCCGCGACCTTCGTTCCTGTCACCGCTCGGTTATGCGGTGTTGGAGGAAGCCGACCGGGTGACGCACATCATCACGATCCGCGGCGCCGCCGGCATCGAGATCAGCAGCGCGGCATGGGTCTATGAGACATTCCTGAAATCGCCGCCGCGCTGGTACAAGGTGGTCGGGTTCTCCGATGTCGACAAATGGATCCGGATGACCTGTCGGCTGGTCGAGCGGAACGACAGCGCGCAGCCGTCGAATGGCGAGCTGTCGGCGGCGCGCCAGGATGTCGCGCTGTGAGCATTCACATGCAGTTCACGCCGTGGCGCGAATTTCAGGCGGTCAAGCGACCGGAAGTGATCAGCGCGTGGTTGCGGGGAATAGCCAAAGCATCGGAGCAGGCGTTCAGGGCAGGGGCCAGCCGGGCCTATCCGCCGGCGTCGGCACCGGGCGCGTGGCCGGCACGGCGCAGCGGCGGCCTGCTGGGCTCGATCGAGACCGAAGTGACTGCCAGTTCGGTGACGATCGGCACCAACCAGCGCTATTCGAAATTCCTGCGCGAAGGCACGTCGCGAATGGCGCGCCGCAAGATGAGCGACAACGCCCTGAAGGAAGGCATGTTCAGGGCGCGACTCGGCCGCTGGGTCGAGTGGCAAAGGCTCTAGCAGATGGACGCACTGGTCAAGGAAACGCGCTTCCTGCCGGCGCTGGCGAACGCTATTGCCGAATGGTTTCCGCTGCTGAAGGGCCGCTCGATCGCGGTCGCTGACGCCACCATCACCAGGGAGAACGTGCCGACGCTGCCGCTGGTGGCGGTGGTCTTCATCTCATCGACCGGCGATCAGCTGCGCCGCAGCTACAGTGAGCAGTTCAAGATCATCGATGAGTTTGCGGTTCAGTTCTGGATGAAGCCGGAGCGCTACACCGACGCCCACGGCAACGAGACGCCGTTCTGGTCGTATTACCCCTACGAGTACATCAGGGACAAACTGCTCAGCAATCTGGTGCGGTGGCAGGCGCCGAACCGCGAGAACATCGCCTATCGCGGCATGAACGTTCAGGCCGATGCGATGGCGGTGACGCTGACGTTTCATTTCGCAGCGACCTTCGACTGGTGCGCCGACGTCAACGAAACCGGCGTTCCGTTCCGGATCGATTTCAATCTGTGCACGCCGAAAGCCTGTGTGATCGAGGACTGCGTCGAACCGGAGAAGGACGAATGCGATCCGTGTCCGTGAATATTGCAAGTGCCGTAAACATCCAAAGGAGACCCGCTATGGCCATGATCTATGTGCGGACCCGCCCAGGCCGGCGGGCTTTTTTTGAAGGCAAGGTGATCCCGCAGGACAAGTTCATTCCAGTGGTCGACACGCCGTACATCCGGCGGCTGGCCGATCACTGGGAAGACATCGAGATTCAGGAAAGCGGCAGCAAGTCCAAGCCCGCTTCCCGAGCCACCGCACCACGTCCTGATGCCCCGACCAGCTGAACCAGACCGATTGAAAGGAGTAACCTACAATGGCCATTGATAGCCTGCGGTCCGGTGCCATCCGGATTTGCTTCGATCCCAGCCTGAACGCCTATCCGAACAAGTGTCGCATCCTGCTCGAAGGTCAGATGCTCGACACCGGCACGGCTGAAGACGGCGCGCTGATCAAGATCCCGTCGCTGCGCGACGTCGATCTGTTGTTTGGCGAAGGCTCGGTGATTGCAGAAGGACTCAAGACCGCGTTCGGCTGCTGCCCGAACAATGCCATGGAGTTCTATGCGTTGCCGCACATGGACGAGAGCGTTGGCGCGGTTGCTGCGGCGGTCTACACGCTGACCTTTACCGGGCCGGCAACGTCGGACGGTCGCATCGACCTGTTCATGGGCGACGGTCGCTGGAACACCTCCACTCGCGTGACTGAGGGCGAGACGGCCGATGCCATCGCGGCGGCAGTCGCACAGTCGATCGGTGTCGAGATCGGTCTCCCGTTCGATGCGGTGGCGGCGCTCGGCGTCATCACCTTGACGGCCAAAAACAAGGGGACGGTCGGCAATTGTCTGAACCCGATCTACAACTGGCATCAGCGGCGCGACTATGCGCCGGAAGGCGTCACCATGACGGTGGCGCAAACCACTGCGGGCACCAGCGATGCCTTCACCGTGCCGAACTATTCGGCAATTCTTGGTGAGTGCTGCTATTGCTGCATCGGCATGCTGTACGACAACAATGCGTGGCAGGATGCGATGATCGCCTACATCGCGGATGCCTGGTCGTGCGACAAGCCGCAGTGCTTCGGACACGGCTATACCTACAGTCAGGGCACGTTGGGTCAGATCCTGTCGCAGGATACCAACTCGGCAGAAGTCAGCCGGCTGGCGCAGTGCTGTGACGATCCGGTGCTCGGTTATCTGAAGGCCGCGGCCTATGCGGCGCAGTCCTGCTGCTCGGCGGTGGACAATCCGGAGATGTCGATTCAGGGGCCGAATTTCGGCGTGCTGTCCTGCCTGCGGCAGCCGGAATCCTGCTTCCAGTGCTTCACATTCGAGGAGCAGCAGATTCTGGAAGCCACCGGTTTCGTCGTCACAGTTCCGCTCAATGGCGGCACCGGGTCGATGACGGCGCCGATGATCGTCAACGACATCACCAACAACCGCTATGACGATTTCGGTCGTCTCAATGCGACTTGGTGGAACGTCAACTCCCGCCGGCTGGCTGCCGCGACGGCTGACGCGGCGGCGATTGCGCTCAGCCAGGTGATCGGGCTCGGGCTGTTCACCAAGAACACCACGATCCCGGCGGGCATCCGCGGCACCAACCCGAAGCTGATTCTGGGTGCGTTCCGCGCATGGGCGAAAGCCAATGTCGGAGTCCTGTTCTCCGAATTCGAGGACATCGACAACGACATCAAGCTGCTGACCGACTTCGAACGGGCGCCGAAGTGTCAGGGCATTCCCGGCAAACTGTGGATCGACTTCATCTATCGGCCGCCGGTCCGGATCTCCAACATCACCATCAACGCGCAGCCGGCGATGCTCAGCAATTGCTGAGCGCCGCTGCACCCTTCCAACTCAGCCATCTTTATGGAGTGACGCACATGCTTGGCGATCCAGAAACTGTCCCCGGCAACGAATCTTCACCGCCGCCGCCGCCGCCCGAACCCGGCAAAGAACCGCAGCCCGAGCCGGAGAACAAGCGCGGTGACGATGCTGGCAAGGATCAGAACGCTGGCTGACAGCCTCTGAAGGAAAGAAAGGAGTAATTCGACATGACCTGTCAAAATCAAGTCGGCGTCAAAAACATCCTGTTGACCTTCAGGGATTGCGACACCGATGCCGTCTATGGACCGATCGCACATCTGCTTTCGTCGGAAGATCTGCCGACCTGGCGTCTCTGTCCGTACAACAATGATCCGCTGCCGCATGGTTACGTGAAGCGGCAGCCGACCAATCCCGAGGTCGAGATCAAGGTGATCAGGGATCTTCGGATCCCGCTTTCGATGTACCAGGGCTGTAGCGATGTCACGCTTCAGGTCGAGTATTTCAACGGGCTGGTCTACAGCGCCGCGCGGGGCACCGGCACCGGTGACGAAAAAAGCGACACGCATGAAGTCACCATGACAATCTCGTTCAGGGAAATTGACGAGATGCTGCCGAACGGTCTGCTGGAATCCAATGAAGTCGTGATCCCGCCGACCTTCGCGCCAACCGCGCTGGCGGCGTAGCATGGCCGACAAGCAAGGGGTCAACGGGACCAAGCTGGAAAAGATTCCGATCGCCTTCCAGCTTGGCGACAATGTCATCGACGGCGTCGTCATCAGGCCGATGACGTTTCAGATGTTTGTCGATTGCATTTCCGAAGCGCAGAGCATGAAGGACGCCAAGACGTTCGAAGCGAAGCTGCGGCGTCTGCGGATGGTCAAGCAGGTCAGCTATTACATCAACGGTTCGGTCGTCCCGGTCTCGATGGAAGATGTTCTCAAGCTGCCGATTCCGGACGCGCGCAAGATCGTGGCCAAGCTGGACGATGCGGAAGGCAAGGCCGGCAAGATCATCCGCGATGGTGACGGAATCGATCAGGCCATCACTTACGAACTCGGCACGCCAATCCCGACCGGGCAGGGTAAGCCGCCGATCTCCGAACTGGAATTCCATGCCCGGACCTATGGCGACATCGAGGACGTGATGGCGGCGCCGGATTCGATCCAGCAGGCTTCGCTGCTGATTGCCACGCTCGCCAAGCCGCTCGGCACCAGCCTGACGTTGCTGCCGTCCTGGGCCATGAACCTGATCACCGTTGCCGATGGCGTCACGATTTCACGCGATGTGCTGCCGCGTTTTCTGGGGTCGCCGGTCGAGTAATCGAGCGGGCGGAAGAATATCGCTATTACTCCGCGTCGGCAGGCGACCTGAGACCGCTGACAATCCGATTGTTGACGTTGCGAATTGGCACCTTCCTCAGGGTGCACAAGCAGGAATCGCGTAACCGCATCATTCTTGCAGGCGGGAAGCCGAAATAAATGGCCAGCTTCGTTGAACAAGCCACCTTGACGGTCAAGGATGACTCGTCTGCGAATCTGAAGAACATCAACAGGGCACTGAAGGCGCTTTTCAAGACGGCGCGCTCGCTGAAGGACGCGACGGCGAATATCCAGATCAAGACCAAGGGTCTGGCGCAGTCGACGGCGATGATCAAGAACCTGACCCGCGACGTCAGAGATCTGAAAGCCGCGACCAGGGCCGTCAGCATGACGGTGAATACGCAGGGGATCGCGGCGGCGCATCGGCAACTGAATCAGTTGCGACAGTCCGCGAGAACGCCGATCGCGGTCGGGACGCGGGCTGCTGCCGGTGGCGCCGGCGCCGGCGCAAGGCGTAGCCCTATCCCTATCCATCCAGTGGCCGCTGGTCTTCTGGGGGGTGTCGGCATCGATGCGGCATCGATTCATGCGCTGGCGGCGGCGATCGGGCGGGCCGTCAAGGAGGGTTACACGCAGACCGACATGGCCGATACCAATCTGGCGCTACGGCAATTGCCGGAAGATCAGAAGAAAGCGGTGAACGACGCGGTCAAAGGTCTTCAGGAAGAAGGCCGCAAGTCGCCAACCGGAGCCTACTTCAATCGCGCGCAACAGCAGCAACTGTTGGCTGAAGCGATCGGCACCACCGGCGGCGATGTCGCTGGCGCCAAGTTTCTGGTTCAGCAAGCCGAGTCGCTGGCCAAGGTCGGTCAGGCGATGGGGCAGTCGTTTGAGCAGGCGCGCACCGGGGCGATTGATTTCATCAAGGCCGGTGAGCAGATGGGGCAACTGTCCGATTCCGCCGGCAAGTTCGACCCGGTCAAGGCTGCCAAATTCTTCGACACGATGCGCAAGGCCACGATGCAGGTTGGCCAGGAATTTACTGGCCAGCGCTTCCGAACCACGGTCGGTTCGGCCGGCGTGTCGAAATACGGTCTGGATGAAAGGGGCATCCTGACGCTGGCGCTGGCGATGGAGGAGCAAGGCAGCAAGGCCGGCACCGGCTTGAACGAAGCCATCAAGAATCTGTCGACCACCCGGTTGGACAAAAAGAAGATTGCCAATCTGGAACGCATGGGTCTGGTGACGACCGAACAGGTCAAGACCGGCACACTGGCCGGAAAATCGGTCACCGAGATTTTTGGCAAGGGCGCCAAGAACGAAACCGAGCTGCGCAAAAACATCCTTGGCTGGGTGATGAGTGAAGCGATCCCGACGATGCAGAAGCAGGGCGTTGACATCAACGACCCGACGCAAGTGCAGAAGTGGGCCGGCAAGGTTACCAGCGGCAAGGGTACCGATTTTCTGGCCGGGGTGATTATCCGGGCGCAGGAATTCATGAGGGACATCAAGCAGGCCGAAGCCCGCAAAGCCGATATCGCCACCACCGACACCATCCTGACGGAGTCCGGCATCGTTGCCGGCCAGGGCGTCAAGAACCAGCTGCAATCGGTGCTTGGCGAGGTCGCCAACAAGGCCGAAAGCGTGGTGCTGCCGGTCATGAAGACCATGTCGGACCAGATGAGCAAGGTGTCCGAACAGGTTCGCGAGGGCAATGTCGACCCGATGACCGCGATCAAGGGCATGCTGGCGTCGGCTGGCGGCATTACGGCAGTCGGTGTTGCGGCCGGCTTGCGCGGCATGACGGACGAGAAGACCGCGCCGCTGGCGTCGGCTGGACTGGCGCTCAATGTCAGTGCTGGATTGCTCGACAGCGCGGCGGCAGCGTTGATCGCCGCGGCGGCCTTGCAGAAGGGTTTGCCGCTCCCCGGTGGCGCGCCGACGCCGGGTGCGCCCGGAGGCCCCGGCGGCAAGCCGATCGAGGTCAAGCCGGTGCCGGGCACCAAGATGCCTGACGCGCGCTGGGATCGAATGGGCGCGCCGCAACGAGGAATCGGCAGGGCTGCCGGGGCCGCAGCCGCCGTCTATTTGCTGTGGGAAGCTATCAAAGCATACCAGGAGAAGACCCCAGAGCAGAAATCTGCCGCTCAAGCCGAAGCCGATCACCTTCGCCTGGAGATGCGAAACTTTGCGAATGAAATGCTTGGCAGGCCGCCTGAAGTCGACAATCCCGAGCTGAACAAGAACATGGCCGCACTGGCTGTGGCCGTCAAACAGCGCAAGGACGTCGATGAGCGCGCCGCACTGAGAGAACGATCATTGCCGGCTGGACAGATTACGCCGGCGATGACAGCCAGGGATGAGGCGCAGCGCGCGGCGCTGGACAGGACGATCGCGGAGCTGAGAACTGCGATTGCCCGATCGCCGGCGCAGCAGGGACCACCAGAGCCGCCGAACTGGCTTGAGGGCGCAATCCAGCAAATCAAGAAGGCCACCTTGCCACCGGACTGGAAGCCGTTGCCGGCACAGAAGCCGGAGATCCAGTGGCCGGAGCCGACCGCGATTTCGGGCGCTTCGGAAGTGCTCAAGGCCGCGATGGACAATGGCGGCATGCAAATTCAAGGGGCGGCAAACACCCTGAGTGCGACGACAAGCACCTTCAGCAGCGTGTTCCAGACTGGTGCGCAGGCGATTGGCAGCGGTGGTCAGATCGCGGCCTCGACCTTGCAGGGTGCCGCACCCGGCATCGGTGCAAGCATCGGGCAGGCGGCGGCAGCGGCGATTCAGGCCGCGGTCTCGACGCTGAGCATCAATGTCAGCGCCAACGTGACCGGCGGCACGGCAGACAAGGGCAGCCAGAAGGCTGCACCTGGCGGTGGTTGATGTCCCGGCATAACTGCGCGATCGGCAAGGATGTCGTCCCGGCATCGTTCAAGGGCGTGCCGTTCTATTGCACCGAAGCCGATGTCGAGGGCGGCCGGCGCGGCGCGGAGGGCGAATTCCCGTTCGGAGAAGATACGGCGTATGCCGATCTGGGCCGGAAGATCCGGGTCTACCACCTGACCGCGTTCTTCCGGGAGGACGATCACGTCTCTGACTCAGGCGCGCTGTTTGCGGCTTGTGAATCGCCCGGTCCCGGCATCCTGGTGCACCCGACCCGTGGCTCCGTCATGGTGGCGTGCCGGTCGATCAAGGTCAGCGACAAGATCGAGGACGAAGCCGGACAGTCGTCCGCCGAAATGGAATTCGTGGAAGCGAATTCGATCGGCGGCTTTGCCGGCGTGCTGTTCGGGATCATTTCGTCCGGCCTGAACACGACATCCAGAGCGTCGTTTTTGCGCGATTATCATCCGGGCCAGGCTTCACAGCCGTGGAGTCGGGATGTCATCGATACGGCGCAGCGGCTGGTCGATGCGGTCGCCAGGACGACGGTGCAGACCATTTCGGCAACCGCGTCGGTGCAGGATTGGCGCGATGCGCTGAAGATTCAGGAAGTGGCCCACGACGACGGGCTGGCGGCCAATGGCGTCAACGTCGACAGCGCCCTGTACAACGGTTTCCAGATCATTGCCCAGAACATCACTGACCCTGTGACCGAGTTCAAGGTCATGAGGCAGCTGGCGAACGTTGCCACGCATTCGTCTGCCTTGCCGGCGGGTGCGGCGATGGAAAGCGAGGAAGCCGTGCTGAGCCGGCATCGCGTGCTGGCGGCGATCGGCATGGCCGAAGCCGCGATGGCGCGAACCTATGCCTATGTCGATGAAGCCTTGCAGTCGATGGATGCGGTGCTTGCCGTGCTGGAAGATGAAGCCAAGGCAGCTTACGCCAATTGCGACAACGGATTGTTTCTGGAGCTGCGGAAGTACGCCACCGAGTTCAACCGCATGATGAACGATCTGGCCTATCGTCTGCCACCGATGATCGCCGTCAACTTCATGAGTGGCGTGCATTCGCTGGTCGCCGCCTACGCGATTTACAACGACGCCAAGCGTCACCGTGACCTGGAAGCCCGCAACAGGATCGACGCCAACGGCAGGTTCTCGCCGATCGTGGTCGGTGTTTCGCCGGGATGAAGCCGGTTGTCATCATCGTCGGCGGTGGCGAGCTGACGAACTGGACCGAAATGACCTTGCAGCGAAGCAAGGATGAGCTGACGGGATCCTTGACCGTTTCAATCTTTGCCGGCGCGATGCCGCCGACGCCGATCAACCGTTCGGCGATGGTGGGCGCCGAGATTCAGGTCTACATCGCCGGCCAGATGGCGTTCACCGGCACCGTCGACAAGCGCCAGGGCACCGGGGCCAAGAAAGGCAAGGAAGGTACCGACAATGAAAGGGAGACGCATGGCGAATCCTCGATGTCGGTATCGATCGGACCGAACGAGTACACCATCAAGCTGACGGCGCGGGGCAAGACCAAGCGCCTGATCGATTCATCGCATCAGCATCCGACCACCAACATGCTGAAGCCAACCACCAAACAGGTGGTCGAGAAGCTGATCGAGCCATTCAAGCAGCAGCTGGAATGGAAAGGCGAGACCATCAAGCTGGACAAGGTTCGCTTCCGTGACGGAGCGCGCGTTGTGGATGAACTGCACCGGGTCGCGATGGAGAATTGCTACTTCATGTACGAGACCCGAGATGGGAAGTTGCGAGTTACCGACGGTGTCGGCTCTGATTCTGGCGGCGGCGGCGATCCTCTCATTCTTGGCCAAAACATCCTGACCTTCTCCGCCGAGCAATCCGAAGACGAAGCCAAGAGCAAGATCAAGGTCAAGGGCCAGCGCATCAAGAAGGACAAGTGGGGCGAGGAAGCGCTGCTGAAGACCTTCAAGGAAGTGTCGGACAGCTGGGTCAAGGATTTTGTTCCGCATACGGTGCAGCACTACGGCGATGCCGATGACAAGACGCTGGAGCGGCGCGCGAGATTCGAAGCCAACAAGCGCTCCAGCGAAAGCAAGAAGATCACGATCGAGGTCGTCCACGTCCAGACGCCATCGGGCCAGCCGTGGGATATCGGCAACACGCATTATGTCGAGGTGCCGCCGGAAGGCATCTTCGACATGTTCGAATGCACCGAGCTGACCTACACGGTTGAAGCCGACAAGACGCTGAAGACGACACTGGTGCTCTCGCCGCCGCCGTCCGGCGGTGCTGGCGGCAGCAGTGGCGGCTTCGGTCTTGGCAGTCTGGCCATGAACATCGGAACGGCGCGGCGCAGTCGGGCCGGAGTGACCTTGTCAGCCGGCGAATATCCGGCGCCATGGTCGCCGCCGATGCTGGCCGAACTGCCGCTGATGACATTGGTCGAGGCCCTGACCAAGCCGCAGCCCGAGGAAGAAAAGAAAAAGCAGCCGCCGCTGACCCTGCCACCCTGGTTCGGAGAAACAGTATGAGCTTCACGCGCTTCCGCGAACGGTCCCGCGACGTCCAGGACGGCGTCGAACGTCATGTCTGGGGCGAGCAGAAGTATAACGGCAAGGGCTCGCACATCAAGGTGCGCGGCACCGACACCGAAGACCAGGAAGCCGCGGTGCTCAACATTGCCGGCGTGTCGTTCAATCTGCCGAAGAACACCAACACCGAGGTGTTTCTGCTGGCGTCGTCATCGGACACCAATCTGAAAGTCGCGGTGCTGACCATTCCGCGTGACAAGCAGCGGCGCTGGAAGGAGGGCGACGGCGGCGTCCAGCATCCGACCGATCCGGAATTCGCGCTCGATTTCTCCGACAAGCTGGCGCACCTGACGAAGAACAAGTTCGCGGTCGGCGAAAAGGGCGAGTTCGAAATCAAGGGCGGTGAGGGCTATTTCCGGGTCAGCAAGCTGATTGTCGACGGCGAGTTGATCGTCAACAAGCGGATCAAGACGCCGGAGGTCGTGCAGGGCAGCGAGAAGCCGCCAGGGTTCGAAGGCAACAAGCAAGCCGAGATCAATGACAAGGATGATCAGCAGGGCGGTGGCGGCGGTGCGTCAGCCCAGCTCGTGATGGATTTCTGATCCATGCTGCTTGTTGACCCCAACCTAAATCAGGGCGCCGGTCAGCGATTGCTCATTGGTCCCTGCCTTGAACAGAACGTCGGTCGACGCAGGATCTTCTGGACGACCAGAGCGGACGCGTGCGGCAGCTATATTCTGTGTGGCAACGAATGTTCGATTCCGGGACTGGAATACGAGAACAACGAGGTCGGACGCACCATCAAGAATGATGAGTGGCTGCGAAGTCTCATTCTCAACATCCTCAACACCAGAGCACGCACCGATATCCGATGCCCGTCGCCGGCGGCGATCTATGGTCACTGGTCGGAATCCTATCGCGATGACGGTTTGTACATCGGATCCCGTTTGTGGAATGCGGCGGCAAAAAACTATATCCGGATCGCGGATGCCGTGAAGGCAATTCAAGCCGCGATCAGCGCGGACATGGCCAAGCTGACCGTTCTGGGTGTTGCCGACGCCGTCAATGTTGAAGCGACGTATCGCGGGCGCAATCAGGTCGAAGTGATCATCACGGCAACCCGGACCAACGACCGCCACGTGCTCAATCTTTCCGGAAGCTTCGTATCTGGCAGCTGGGCTTGGACCTGAAGCGGGTATCTCGACGCAATGGCATGTATCATTCTGCGCCCCGATCCAAAGGCTCTGTTCGATGAGATCCAGAGCATGTTTTCATCGACGGTGCTCGGCGGCGGCAAGGTCATCCCGGAATCCAACGAATGGTACGTTGTCGCCAATGACTACGCGATGGCGGAGCAGTTCTATGCCATCGCCGACCAGATGTGGCGCGAGAACAATCCGGAGACGGCGTGCTGCGAAAATCTCTACGGCATGGCGGCCCAGCATGGCGTGTTTCCGCGGCCAGCGTCGCACGCCGAAGGCTACGCCAAGCTGACAGGGGTGCCAGGCAGCCCGGTGCCGCCGTCGTTTGAGATCAGCACCAGCATCGGGACGTTCGTTTCGGTCGGTACGGTGCCACTGACGATTCCGGATTCCGGAGAGACCATCGTCAGGGTCCGTGCCTTGACGCCGGGGCCGGACATGAATGCGGCCGGCGATGTCACGACCGGGACGCTGACCACGCCAGCACCCGGCATCAATCCGGATGTCACGATCTGCGGTGGTCAATTCTGTGGTGGCGCAGCGGCCGAAACCTGTGAGCAGTTTCGCAAGCGCTATCTCGATCGGCTGGCCTATCAGCCGCGGGCGACGATGGCCTGGATCAAGCAGAAGCTGCTGGAGTTTCCGTGCGCCACGCGCGTCTGCATCCGGGAAGGCAGTTGCTGCCGTTGCACGCCGGAGTGCACCGACTGCATCGACTGCGGCTGCAAGAACTGTGGTTCGAAAATGGAATTCTATGTGCTGTTCGATGACGCGTTCCCGTGCGGCATCCCGCCGGCCAACGTCGTCAACGACATCACGATCTGGCTGTTCGGCGAGCACCAGGGCTATGGCGAAGGCCAGGTCGAGATCGGCGTGTGCGGCAGCATCTATGCGCCGTTCCCGCTGATGGTGAACATCGCGATCGATATCGAAGGCTGCCCGTCTTCGTCGCAGAAGCAGATCATCCAGGATCAGATCCAGGCGCTGTTCCGCCGGATCTGTCCCTCGATCCCGCTGCGCGCCAAGCAAGTCGAACTGATCGTCGCGTCGGTGGTCGGCGCCGAAGTCAATTCGCAGGTGTATTTCGAAATCGTCGGTTACGAGGACGCCACGCCGCCATATCCGCGCAACCTGGTGTACGTGACGGATTGCGGCGATCTCGTACCGGAATGCGACGTGTTGCCGTGCCTCAACCAGGTAAGCTTCTCCGAGTCGGTGGGTAAGGCGGCATGCTGAGCGCCGATGGCTGCATTGATGTCCTGGTGCCGGCTGAAACCGGCTGCTGTCCGCCACCGCTCTGCGGCAATGACCTGTGCTGTACGTTCGTCGCGTTCATCAATCTGCTGCCGTCTGGGCCGTTGTGGGACTACTGGAAGGAAGCAGCGATCAGCTACTTCCAGCACTCCGACGATCCGGCGGAATGCCCGCTGTTGCAGAATCCGGAATGCCCGTCGCTGATCTTGCACGCGATCTACACGGTGCTGAAGCTGCGCGTCGTGGTGCATGGCGCGTTGTGGCCGGCGCTGCGCGAAAGCAACCCGGTGACCGCGGTGACGACGCTGGACGACCACCTGGCGCGGCTGCAATGGGAGGATTGCTACAACCAGCATTGCCGGTCGGTGCAACTCGGCGAGTTGACGCCGCTGGAGATCTGGTCGGAGTGCGGGCCGATGTTTTGCCCGCCGAACTATCCGGCCGATCTTGAACTGGCGGTGAAGCGCGCGGTCGCGATTGCGCTGACCCGCGCCAACATGGGCGTCATCAAGAACCTGTGCGGTCTGAACTGGATTGTCGAACCGCTCGGCGCCGAGATCGTGCCGGACTATGACGTGCCGGAGCCGTGTATCGATCCGCCGGATCCGGTGCCGCTGTATCCGGAGCAGACCGTGCCGTGCGTCGAAGTGGTCGACGGTCCGTGCTTCGATCCGGACTGTGATCCATGGGATTGCTCGAATACCGCGTTTCGAATTCATCCCATCCGGGACTGGCTGGAAGGCGTCGGCAGCGGCGATGTCTGCGAGACGTCGCAGCCGAAACCGCAAGTGCCGGCCTATTGGGATCAGGAATGCGATCGGCCGGCCGGACTGCCGGAACGGGTCTGGCCAGGTGTGCTGGCAGCCGAGTGCATTATCCGTTCGATGACGACGTGCGTAGGCAAAATCACCAGAGAGTGCTGACATGATTTTCCCAGAAAGCAGCGCGGGCGCGATTGCGCTCCGCGATCTTGATGGCAATCCGACCAATCCGCCGAATGTGCAAAACGCCTACCCGCCGCCGGCTGCCTACGTCACGTCGTGTCCGATCACGGCACTGCCGTCCGATTGCACGGCGCGGATCGAAGCACGACAGATCAATAACATCGTCTCCGAACTGCTGGCGTTTGCCGAATGCCTCGATCCCGATGGTCCGTGGGACTGCAACTCGCTGAAGAATCTCTGTGCGGCCTTCTCGACATGGGCCGCGCTGCACGGCGGCGGATCCGCCGTCGTCGTGGACGGGATTTCAATCGTCGGATCCGGCACCGTGGCTGATCCCTACAAGGTCGGCACCGTCGACGGTGGTTCGTATTGATGGGGGTGGATTGACGTGGCAAAGCTTCAGATCAAGCACACCAGCACACCCGCCAATCCCCCGCTCGCGCTCGATCCTGGAGAGCTGTCGATCGAGATGGCCGATCCGACCCGGCTTTGGGTGGGTGTGCCGACCAGCATCAATCCGGCGGCCAAGAAGCTGCTGATCGATCTGTCGGCGTCCGGCGGCACGGGAGGGGTCGCGCTTTATCTTCTGAATGCGCCACCAGCCGGCGCGGCGGTCGGCGACTTCTGGTGGGACACCGGGATCGGCAATCTGTTCGTGAATTACAGCGACGGCGACACCGTGCAATGGGTGTCTGCGATTGCGGTGCCAGAGGCCGGAGCGCCGGTCGCCATGACGCTGAACTTTCCGGCGGCGCCCGCGCTCAACCAGCTTTATCCGGCGCCAGCGGTGGCCGGCGTCCCGCTCTACAAGTGGGACGGCGAGAAATGGATCAACGCGCCGTCCCGGCAGCCGGTGTTGAGCGACGGATCGGTGGTGATGACCGGCGCGCTGAAGCTGCCGGCCGGCGATCCCGTCGCCGCCAACGATGCGGCACGCAAGGGCTATGTCGACAACGCGATTTCCGCGGCAGTTGGCGGCGCCGCAGCGACGCCTGCGACCGCCGCGCCGCTGATGGACGGTGTGGCCGCCGTCGGTGTCGGGACGAAGTACGCGCGCGAGGATCACATTCACCCTTCCGACACTTCGCGGGTGATCAAGGCGGGCGACCGCATGACCGGCGCGCTGCGCGTCGGCCCAGCGCAGCCTCAAGCGCCAAATTCGGGTGTGGTCAGCGCAAGCGTGGTTTCGGCCGACGCCAACTTTGGCTTGAACGCCTATTTGAATGTCGATGGCTCCGCTTGGGTCACGCAGAACACCGGCTATGGCATGCTGATCGTTGGTGATCCAGCGACAGGAAATCTGAACTTCCATGTGTCACCCGGCTCGGTCCCCGCTGGCACCCAGATGGCGCTACAGACAACCGCGACGCTCACGCCCGGTGGCCAGTGGCAGCCGAAGTCGATTTCCATGATCAGCGACGCTGGTTTTGGTCCCTTCACGATTTACCGCTCCAACCTCACGCAATACGGCACGCTCGGCATCGACGCCAATGGCTACCAGATCAATGTCAGCGGTGGCGGTCTGCCGATCAACTTCTCCTTCTCTGGCGTCCTCAGGGCGGCTTTTAATCCAGTCGGCGGGATGTCGATTTATCAGCCGGGCAGCGCCAATGCGGTTGCGCTGGCTGTCACCGCGGCGACCGCAAGCTATGCCGGTGACTTTCGGGCCAGCGGGCCGGGCTTCGCCGCGCTGCTCGGCTATGCGGTGGGCACTAGCCTTTACGGCATGTGCGGCGAAAATCTATCCGGCACCACCTATTCCTACTACGGCAACACCGGCGCGTTTCTTGCCGCAGGTGCTTGGCAAACGTCGGATGCCCGCGTCAAGAGCGTCACCAAAGACTTGGACACGACCGAAGCACTCGCCGCCGTCAATGCGCTGACGGTGAAGGAATTCACGCCAGCCAATCCAGCGGCGCGCGAGATGTTCTTCGGGCGCGCTGATGTCACCAACGAAACGCTGTACGGCTGGAACGCGCAGGAGGTCGAACAGGTCTTGCCGATTGCGGTTCGGGACATCGGCATTCCGGCACTGGACCGGGTGCTGCGCGCGGCACTCAAGCACATCGACATCCCGGAGCTGGACAGCAAGGAAGCCGAAGCGCTCGGCGCGGAAGAACTATCGATCAAGGCGATCAACGACCGCTACATGCTGACGACGCTGTGGTCAGCGGTGCAGCGGCTTTCGGCACAGAGCGACGCGCTGCGCGCCGAACTCGACGCGCTGAAGGCGACGACGGCGGAGCCGCAACCACCGCAGCGCTGACTGAGTTTGACGATCACTAGAAAGGTAATTCCATGACCGCAATGTTTCCGGGTTCTGGCGTCCCCCCGGCAGACGCCAGGAACAGCCTGCCTGATCCCGACACCCGGAATTGCGATGAGCTTTGGTACAGCACATCGCGATGTCAGCCGCGGTTCGATCCGGCCGCGGCCAATGCGGTGCTCGCCGAACTGATCAACCTGATCAACAAGGGCGAAGTCAGTTACGACTGCCAGTTTCTCGATCAGGTGCAACTGTCGGTTCGTTATCTGATCCAGCGCGGTCTGCCGCGTGGCGCGCTGATCGCCAGCGGTCCCAGCGCCTATGTCGGCGTGCTCGATCCGCCGCTGACGCGCTTCAACGACTTCATGGAGTTGACCGTTGTCCCGAACGTCAGCAACGCGGGTGCGGCATCCGTCGACTTCGGCCAGGGCGTCAAGTCGCTGCTGCGCAATGATGCTCTGCAACTCGGCGCGAATGACCTTCTCGGCGGCGTCCCGGTCGACATCGCGTACTACCAGGGCAACTGGTATGTCGTGAGTCTGGTGCGATCCCAGATCGCGGCGTTGATGCAGCAGGTCGGCACCAACACCGTGGTCTATGTTTCCGGCGCCGGCAATTTCATCGTGCCGGCGAACATCTACATGCTGCGCGAGGTCGAGCTGACCGGCGGCGGTGGTGGTGGCGGCGGCGGCGGACCAGCGGGCGGCGGCGGCAATGGCGGCTCGACCGTGCGCGGGTCGATGCCGGTGTTTCCCGGTCAGGTCATCCCATGGGTGGTTGGTGTCGGTGGCACTCCCGGCACGCCGGCCACCGATGGCGGTCCCGGCAGCAATACTTCCTTCGGTGGGTGGATCGCGGCAGCAGGACAGGGCGGTCACACCAACGGCAACCCCGGCAGCGCCGGTGCATCGAACGTCGGTGGCACTGAACAATATACCGGTCAGCAGGCCGATGCCGGCTGGATCCTTCCAACTGAAGCGATCAACCGTGGCGGTCATGGCGGCAACACCATCAGCGGCGGCCTTGGCGGGCAGGGATCGCAGAACGGCGGCACCAACGGCAATCCGGGCAGCATCCCCGGCGGCGCGGGCGGCGGCGGATCGAGCGGAGCCGGCGGCGTGCTGACATCCGGCGGTCCCGGCGGTGGCGGTCGCATCCTCATCCGCTACTGACAGGAGTCTCTCGCAATGAAAAAGATGATCATGATGCAGGACGGCGAGATCATCGGCTACGTCGAAGCCGCGGATGACAAGATCCCGGAGATGCCGCCGGGTGTCACACTGGTCGATCCGTTGGGCGGCAAGCAGGCCGGCCAACTGCCGTCGACCCAGATCGAAGGCTATTTCGGGCTGATCCTTCCCTTGAAGAAATGA